TTATTTATTTAATGATTAATAATTATTTTAGTAGAGGCACAGGGATTCGAACCCCATGCCTCTTTTATAGTTTTTGACTTTCAAACTTTTGTATACACTCAGTCGCGCTTTCTATTAACGCATAGTTTTCTTCTCTCTCTATTTATTTTTCCCTAGCACTCAGTACTGGTTTTGACTCTGTGTTAATAGTACACACTTCGCCCTATGCATTTTAGGTAGTCTTTATACTTTACCCTATTTCATCTACTAAACAAACAACGGAACTCGTCCTATCGTGTCGTCTTCGATACATAGACTCTCCATCGTGAAATATCACGCCAAACATTGGCTATCGCCAATAAGGAGGTTATAAGTTTCTACGGACTTAATAGATTGGCTTCGCCATTACTCTTGCTTGCTGTCTGTGACTCTTGAAATGAGGGCTTCGCTCTCAGTCTCGTCAAGACAGATCTTGTCTGTAGTTTTTGGTATTTTTTTTCATGATAGTATTTCAACATTGCACAAATGTTGTTGCTAATAAGCATATAGCCTCCACCGTTTCACTCATACAAGTACTTCATTAATCAACTTGTAGTGTACTAAGGTTTCACCTAGACGGAATTAAACTTTTAAATTCCTTTATTACTATCAATAAACTTTTATATAATCAATTTAATAAAATTATAATATAACAAGACGCATCGCATTTCGTACAATATCATTAGCGCATAGCACTAAAGAAATAACTCTATAAACCTAATAAAACAAAGAACGTTTTTTTTGTGCGCGCTAATTACCGAAAATTAACAAGATACTTGATATACCTTTAACGCGCTTTTAAATAGCTTTTAAGACTATTTTTTTACTTTTGTGATAGCTTGCACAATATTTAAATTTGAGTCTTTTATTTGCGCTTTAACTACCTTAGAAATATTAAAAGCAATCCAATTTGTCTGATAGTTACCACTTTTGTTTAATTTATTCATATCTCTAAATTCTATAAATGCATCTTTATTAACTAAAACGCCTTTTTTCGTTCGCGTTAACTTGTTAATTAACGCCTTACATTTCGTGATATAATCCATATTCAAAATAGAGGTTAAGTCTAAATTTTCTATCAAATCACTGCCTTGTTTAGTTCTTATCAACATATCCGTAAAATTAGATTTGATTTTTTTCTCGTTTAATTTTACCGCCTTACTAATCACATTTGCAATATTAGGAGTTAAAGCGCGTTTTTTAGCGTTTTCGATTTTTTGCGCTTCTGTCAATTTAGCCTTCTTTTTTACCGCCTTCTTTTTTGGCGCTTCTTTTTTTGTAGCGCTTTCTTTCAATAATTCAATTAACGTTTTCTTTATAGCGTTTTTCTTGAATTCGATTTTTTGCTCGTTCAACATTGCCTGTAATTGTACTTTGTTTAAATTGTTTAAAGTATTCATATATAAAGTTTTTGTAGCGTCTTACTATTTGCGCTGATTAATAATGATGTGAACCTATATAAAAACATCGATTTAAAAAAAAAATTAAGAAAACTTTAAGAAAATTTTAACATTTCAAAAAGCTCAATTTTGATATTCTTAAAAAAATAGTTAAAAAAATAAATATAATTATCTAATAATGTTAAAAAACTAAGAATTACGAATTGCGAATAGTGCAATAAAAATGTTAAAATGTGTTAACAAAATGAGAATAGTATAATACAATACCTTTGTACTATGATAAAAAGCTATAAAAACGTTAATCAATCAATATTTTTAAAATGTTAAAATCCTGGGTTTTAGCTGTTTAGGTTTTTTGATTTGTTAAATTATTGAATTCGCAAAATATGTGATTTGTTAATATATATTAAAAAAATAGGCTATTATAACCTCCTTTTGGATGTCTTAAGGAGTTTGTAAAACAAGCACAACAGCGACAGCGACAGCAACAGCGACAGCAAGCACAACAGCGACAGCAAGCACAACAGCGACAGCAGGCAGGCAGGCAGGCAAAAAGCTAAAAAAGTCAGACAAAAACAGAATTATATTTACCCCCCATAGCAAAATAAAAAGATCTTTCCCTGGGCAGGATCATAGCGTATATTATATTATTACCCAAACTCTCTAGATGTATGATATATTATTTTTTGTATCTTAGCTGTTTAAATATAAAGTTATGTCTATAAAAAAGTCTATAATGCAGGAGCATTTATCAAGTCGCAATAAGCATGAGATGATTGGTGGAAGTAGTTACTATGAAACTGGTATTTCTAAGTTTGCAAGAATGCGAAAAGATAATAAGCAAAGGACGATAGTTCAAGATATCGCAGATGGTATAGAGTTGTCTGAGCGCAAAAAAGAAATAAGAAATTTTTTCAAGAATTAACTTTCTTCCCAAAGTTGTTTTGTGTTTGAGGGGTAAGCTTATGGTTTACCTCTTTTTTTGTCTTATTTATGCTGACTTATGCTGACTTTATGCTGACTTTATGATTACTTTTAGAACCTAACTTCTTGATTACTAATACTTATGTTAACTATGTTAACTTTTTTTCTATTTTATAGGGAAAATAAATTATAGAATACATAAACACACTATATATATATAGGGGACACTAATTTTAACATTGCTCATATTGTAAAAAGGATTATATTTGTAGAAATTAAATTTAAATAAATGAATCCAAAAGAATTACACTTTGACCAAGAGGGTAGAGAGAAGTTATTAGAGGGCATTACTTTAATGTCCAGAGCTGTAAAAAGCACATTAGGGCCATCAGGTCATACTGTTATGATGGAGTCACCTAACCACACTAAGGGAATGACTATTACTAAAGATGGAGTTACTGTAGCTAAGAACTTTGACATAGAGGATCCTGTAGCTAACTTGGCTGTTGGGTTAATGAAGGAGGCTGCTGACAGGACTGCTATAAGTGCTGGTGATGGAACGACTACTGCGATTGTTTTGACTGAGGCTATTATAAAGAACGGCATGAGTTTTTTAGACAAGAACAAGGACATGAATGTAAACATGTTCATTAAGGAGATTCAGGAAATATCTAATGATGTTATTAAGAGTTTAGACAAGTCATCTAAGAAGGTATCGGGTAAAACGTTGAGAGATGTTGCGACTATATCTGCTAACAACGACAGGTATTTGGGTGATATGATTGCCAGTGCTTATGATAAGATTGGTGTTAACGGTAAGATTACTGTTGAGAACAGTCATACAGAGAAGACGTATTGTGAGATTACTGAGGGTATAAAGATAGACAGGGGTTATTCGTCTAAGTTGTTTATTAACAACCATCGGAATGACGAGTGTGTTTTGGATGATGTTTATATTTTCATGACTGACATGGAGATAACCAATATTCTTCAGATTGAGAGTATTTTAAGGCCTATTATAAAAAAGAATAAAAAGTTATTGATTATTGGTAATTGTTCTAGTAATGTCACTAACACTTTGGTGGCTAATGTTATTCAGAACAACTTGAAGTTATGTAATATTATTCCTCCATCATTTGGTTACAAGACTAATGAGTTGATGAGTGATATTTCATTAGCGACAGGTGCTACGTATTTCAGTGAGTCTCGTGGTGATAACATAGAAATGATGACGATGGATGACTTAGGTTATGCTAAAAAAATTGTTGTTGGCAAGAATGAGACTGTTATTGTAAATAAAAGTAAAGATTCTGAAAACATTAATAACAGGATAGAGGAGCTGAAGGAGCAGAAAATAAACAACACTAATAAAAATGAAAGGGATTTTATAGATCAGCGTATTGCTTTGCTAACTGGGTCTGTTGGTGTAATTTATGTAGGTGCGAATTCTGACATAGAGCAGAAGGAAAAATTTGACAGGGTTGAGGATGCTTCTTGTGCTGTTAAGTCAGCGATTGAGGAGGGTATCTTACCCGGTGGGGGTATTTCTTTGTTGAGGTGTGCTGATAAATTGTATGGTGATATTCCTAATGTTGTTAGAGAATCATTGCTTGCACCGTTTGAGCAGATATTGACGAATGCTGGTGAAGACATAAATGCTGTACGGAAAAAATTAAATGGCTCGTATAGTTTTGGATATGATGTAAAGAACAAAAAGTTTGGAGACATGTACAAGATGGGGATAATTGACCCTGCGAAGGTAACAAAGAACGCATTAAAGAATGCTGTAAGTGTTGCCACAACAATACTTAGTACTAATGCAATAATGACAATGAAACGTAAATGAAAGCAATAGGGAAATATTTAGTTATATCGGAAATAAAAGAACAGATAAAGACAGAGTCTGGGATACTTCTTACTTCTGATGATGCGAATCAGTTTAGATATAAGAAAGGAAAGGTTCTTGTTCCAGGCACTGATGTAGGAACTGTTAAAAAAGACGATATTATTTACTATGATAAGCGTTCAGGACACTCTATGAATTTAAATAATGAAATGGTTTCTATTATAACTGAAAACGACATTGTTGTTGTGTTATCATAAATTTTTTCGTTCTTGATTCATTTTTTTAATCATTTTACGGTAAACTTTATTGCTGTATTCAGTGGTTTGTTTAAACATAGGATTCCGTTTTCGATCTTCGGAGATGGATTCCTCTTTGTTTAGTTTTCTATAGATAGAATTACACACTCTTTTTCCTTTAAATCCAAGTTCATATAGTGTTGATTCTTTTCCTTTGCGTTCTCGCCATTTTATTATCCACTTATCATTCAGCATTTTATGGAATCTGTTCTTATCCCATGACATTATTTCATTAAATTCTTCAAATTCTGATTTAGTAAATAGTCCTTCGCTGTAAATAAACAGCATCATTTCAATATCTGCTGTTGTTAAGTTATATTTTGCTTTTGCCCATTGTTTTACAACCTTCCAGTACTTTAAATAGTCGTTTTTAGGCATTTTACCTGAGTAAAACGTAGGTGATTTCTTTGGAAATTTCATTTGATTTAATTTTATATCTTTGTAAATATAACCAAAATAGATGGCATTAGGCAGAACTGCAAGATATTACAGGGATAATCCGGAAGCTCGGAAAAAAAGACTAGAATATCAAAAAAGATATAATGCTCGTAAGAGTCAGATAGCTAGAAGGGTTGAAAACAACAGAGAAAACCGTGAACAAGGAACATATGGTAATTATGATGGAAAGGATGTTTCTCATAAAGGCAATAAAATAGTATTAGAAAAAGAGTCTAAGAATAGAGCTAGTAAAACAAACACACCTGGGGATATAAGGGCTAGAGGAAGGAAAGGAAAAGGAAGAAAAAACAAAGGTAACACCGGAGGTAGATAATATGGCTAAAAAGGGCAGAACTAAAGGAAATAAAATATGTCCCTCAGGTATTGCCTGGGCAAAGAGGACATTTGACAAGTACCCATCTGCGTATGCAAACATGGCTGCTAGTAAATATTGTAAGGATCCTAACTATGCTAAAGGAAAAAAGAAATAACTAAATAAATAAAAATTATGCCAACAGTAGGAAAAAAGAAATTCCCATACACAGCTAAGGGAAAAGCAGCAGCAAAGAAACAAGCTAAGAAAACAGGTAAGAAATTAAAGTCTAAGTATTAGTTTTGGGTGAGTTAGCTAAATGGAGGAATGAGAATTGGGTTCGTATAGGTACGGATGGTTCTATCAAGGGAGCTTGTGGAACTAGCAAGAACAAAAAAAATCCTGACCGTTGTTTGCCGTTGGCTAAGGCTAAAAGTTTAAGTAAAAGAGAAAGGGCTAAGACTGCTAGAAAAAAGAAAGCTTCAGGAGGTAAGAAGCAGTTTGTTCCAAACACAAATAAAGCTAAAGTAACTAAAAAATACACTAAGTAATGGCAATACCAGACGGAACAAAATTTCATGGAGTAGCTCCATTTGTTGACACAAAAAACAAAGGGTCTAAGCAGGCTAATGCTATGAGAGGTGCGTATACTATTGAAGAGCTGTCTCAGTTCGTAAATGAGTATATATTAAACAACTCAATAACTAGAATAATACCTTACTTTTTGCAGGCTTCTCCATTAGGGAGTAGCGACTATGATACTAATTACAATATGGTTGACATTGATTGGGTAGGAGGTTCAGGAACGTATGTTTTGAACATACCTTCAGCAACTGAAATTCCATATAGGGTTATAAGAGTGTCTAATAATGCTACTGTAGGAGCGCAAGATAAAATACACGTAACTCCTCCCTTGGGAGAGACTATAGATGGTGCTGCTTTTTACAATATACAAAAACCATTTAACGGAATATCAGCTTGGTCAGATGGTACTAGATGGGTAGTTATACAAGCAAAATCAGAATAAAATGGCAAAACCAAGAAAAGGAAAAGCAAAAGTAAAGATTACCTCATCAGGTAAAAAAGTAAGCTATGGCCAGGCAGGTAAAGCCAAAGGAGGAGGGCCTAGGGTAAGGCCTGGTACTTCTAAGGGCGACAGTTATTGTGCTAGGAGTCTGGGAATAAAAAGAGGTTTGAGTAAAAAGAAACAGAGTGATCCTAACACCCCGAATAACCTTTCAAGGAAGAGGTGGAAGTGTTCTGGTGCTAAGTCAATGAAATAGGCAATAAAAATATTAGTATATTTGTTAAATAAATTATATCATGAGTTGTAAAGGATTAAAAGGAGATGCGTTAAAGGAGTGTAAGAAAAAAACTCCAACATGGAAAAATTTTGCAATGGCAAATCAGGCTAGAAATAATGCCGAAGGAGTTCCTACAAAAAGACCTGCAACAAAAAGAGATAGTACTCAGTATAAAAGAGGTTTTCAAATGGGTTTAAAAGGATTAAAGCCTTCAGCGGTACAAAAAAAGTATCAAGGAGAAACTGAGTTTGAAAAAATGGGTAGATGGGAAGGACAGAATACTAAAAAGAAATAAATTATATTATGAAGTCAAAAGGCTTAGGTGATTCTATTGAGAAGTTTACATCTGCTACAGGAATAAAGAAGGCTGTTCAGGCTGTTGCTAAGGCTACAGGAAGTGACTGTGGTTGTGGAAAAAGACAGGATACATTAAATAGGGTTTTCCCATATAAAAAATAAAAATGGCATATCAAAAATTACAAGCAAGCAGGGCATCGTTGGTTACTTTAAGTGACACGGTAGACATACCAAGTGTTTCAACTCAAAACGGAAGGGGTAACAACGGATGTGTTTTATATGTAGGCACAGGAGGTGACCTACGAGTATTAACTGCAGGGGGTGATGATGTTGTATTTACAGGCTTTCCTGACGGAGGGTTCTTGCCTGTGAATGTGGTAAGGGTTTTCTTAACTAACACCACGGCATCAAATATTGTTGCACTCTGGTAAAAAATATATTTTATGGGTCTTGCAATAGGTATTGGTAATGGTATATTATTCACTAGTCAAACAGGTGTTTCTAGTGCTATACCTAAACTAATAGTAACTTTATGTGCCAGGGCTACATACTGTGAGAACAGGACTTGTACTACTGCCACACTTCAAAAACTTGAAAACTGTAAATCATAATGAGCAACCTACTTAAAGACGCTTCAATTTTATTGACTCCCACCGCTTACGATAACGGCAGGATGTTAAGCATCAAGCCATCTAAAGATTTATATGGCTCAGAGCTGATTACAAATGGTGATTTTAGTGATGGCTCTAATGATTGGACTATAGAAAGCACTTGGACTGTTGCAAATGAGCTAGCGAGTGGAAATGGAGCAAATGGAGGCAGTCAAGAAATAAAACAAACTAATGTACTTACTGTCGGTAAAAATTACAAAATAACTTATGAAGTAAAAAACTGGGTAAGTGGTTCTGTAAGGGAAAATCACGGTGCTTATTATTCGCAAGATGGAGTTTACACAGAATATATTACAGCAACTAGGCATCAAGTAATTTTTAGAGGTGATGACTTTATTGGAGATATAACCAACGTAGGCGTTAAAGAAGATTTATCGGGGGATATGTATTTCTCAAGAAATTCTGCTGCCACTAGAGTTAATGCACAAGGGTTAGTAGAGAATGTACAGATACTATCGGGTGACTTAGTACAGAATGGTAGCTTTTCACAGATAGGTTTAGAGGAAGTAACAAATGGAGACTTTTCACAGATAGGTGCAGAGGAAGTTTCAAATGGAGATTTTTCAGAACAAGGAGCAGAGCTTGTTACAAATGGCTCGTTTGAGACAGATAGTGATTGGACTAAGGGGTCAGGTTGGAGCATTGCTGATGGTAAGGCGAGTAATGATGGTAGTGTAAGTGGAAATGATTATTTAATAAATTCACCATCAACAGTTGTTATTGGAAAAACTTATAAGGTTGAATTTACATTATCTAACTATACACAAGGAAGTATTAGAGTTAAGGCAGGTAATGCATTATCTGTTTTTGTTGCATCTAATGGTAACTATATACAATATATGGTTGCAACTAATACAGAAACTTGTAGAATACAAGCACGAAATAACTTTATAGGCTCAATAGACAACGTTTCAGTTAAAGAAGTCGGACAAGATTGGAATTTAATAGGTACGGCAACTATAACAGAAAACCAAGCCAGTATAGTAACCGCAAGTGCAGTAACGGGAATATCTCAATTAAACATTTTAACTATTGGTAAAAGCTATAAATTATCATACAACATAGTTTCAAATAACAATGGGGGTTTAAAAATATCTGGTAATGAAATTCCAAGCGTTGTAGGTAATAACATTTACTATTTTGAGGCAAGTGCAGCATCTTTAGAAATATTAAGAAATAGCGGTATAACAGATATCTCTATTACAAACATCTCAGTTAAAGAAGTCGGTCAAGATTGGACTTTAGGAACGGGTTGGAGTATTGGAGATAGTAAGGTTGTTGGAGATGGAACTTCTTTCTCAGTGATTTCTCAAACACCTATCTCAATTCTAAATAAAAAAATTAAATTAACTTTTGATATATTAGATTATGTTAATGGTACATTTAGACTTATCCCATCAGATAGACAAGATGGATTAGATGAAAGATTTAGTGGTAACGGTAGCTATGAAGTTATATATACATCTACAGTTGATGTATTTAGATTTCAACAACAAGCATTTGACGGCTCTATAACAAACATCTCGGTTAAAGAGGTGGGGCAGAATTGGACTTTTGGAGATGGATTTACACCCGACCAAGCAAATAGCAAGGCAACTTGTGATGGTACACAATCAGCAGCAACAAACTTAACACAAACAATTTCAACCAACATACAAAATAAATTAGTAAGGGTATCATTTACATTAGACTATACTGCGGGTGTATTGCTAGGNAGTTTATCGGGTACGGGTGCAGTTGATTTTAATAACATAACAAGCAGCGGAACTTATACTGCTGAGATGACATCAAACGAAGTAAATCCTCCATTAATATTACAAGGAGATACTAACTTTATCGGTAGCATTACAAACATAGTATTAAAAGAAGTAACTAACGATACTAACCTACCAAGAATAAACTACGAGGGGTTTAGTTATCAAGATGCTTTAGGGAGTGAGTTATTAACGAATGGGGATTTTGCTACAAATATAAATGGATGGGGCGGTAACACTACAAGAACTTGGAATAACGGAACTTTGGTTTCTGTTGGTGTTGGTGCTGGAAACAATACTAATATTCAAGTAGGTTCAATTCTTACTGCTGGAAAAACTTATAGATTTACTTGGGAAATATTAAGCACAGATGGAAATGCAAGTTTTGTTTTTACTCCTTCAGAAGGGCAAATTACAAATAGTTATGTTGGTGCTGGAACTTTTACGGAAGATGTAACAATAGTTTCTAATTCTAATTATGTAGATTTTAGATTTACTGGAGCAAATACAACTACTGTTTTTAATTCAGTTTCTGTAAAAGAAGTACTCGGGCAAGAAGTAGTACCCGATAGTGGCTGCGGAAGTTGGCTTTTGGAAGATGAGTCAACGAATTTAGTACCTTATTCAGAGGATTTTAGTCAATGGTCAAATGTTTCTACAACTTTAACGTCGGGTTATTTAGCTCCAGATGGTACTTTAGGGGCAACTAAAATATCTGGAACTATCGGAACAAGTAATATTGTTTTAGGTGGTAGTTCATCAACAACTGCAACAAGAACTATATACGCAAGAACTGTTAGTGGAACTGGAACTGCAAAATTAATGTCTTTCCACCAAAATACAAATAATCTATTTACTTTGACAGAAGAATGGCAAAGGTTTGAATTAAATGGAGCTATAAGTACTGGTGGGACTAGTTCTTATATTGATTTTAGAGATAACTCACAAACATTAAGTGAGTTTATAATTTGGGGCGCACAATCTGAAGAACTTACCTACGCAACAAGTTATATTCCCACCTCGGGAGCATCCTCCACAAGGCTTCAAGATTTAGCAAATAATTCGGGTAACTCTACTTTGATAAACTCTACAGAGGGTGTATTGTATGCAGAGATAGCAGCTTTGGCAGATGATTTAACAAATAGAGAAATTACTATTAGTCCAGATGATGGAACTAACAACTATGTTATGATTAGATTTAACAACGGCACTAGTAATTGGATATATACTAGGGTTAATGTAGGGGGAAATGCTGAGTATTTTTACATAAATAACAATAACATTATCACCGATTTTAACAAGATTGCTTTAAGATTCCAAGATAACAATTTTGCTACTTTCGTAAATGGAGTAAAAATAGATTCTCAATTAAGTGGTAATACGTTTGGAGTAGGGGTATTAAATAAAATTAATTTTGCTGGTGGTACTGGTAGTCAGCCTTTCTACGGCAAAACAAAAGCACTTGCAGTTTACAAAGAAGCATTAACAGATGCAAACCTAAGATGCCTTACATATCCTCCTGCAGTAGCAACAACGTTTGATTTAAACTTTAACACAATAGCAACTGACTTTACTTTCACAAGGGGTTCAGAAGCTACGTTTGTTAATGCACAAGGATTAATACAGAGTACAAATGAATTTGGCGAGGAATTGGTTACTAATGGAGATTTTGCTACAGATAGCGATTGGAATGGAACTAATACAAATGGAGTTACTATATCTAATGGAAGTTTGAATTATTCAGATACTACGTTAAACCACAATGTATCTCAAGGGAGTGTTGTAACGATAGGTAAAAGCTATAAAGTTACATTAACCGTGTCTAATTACGTAAAAGGTAGTGTTCTTATTATTTTAGGTGCTGGAGGTTCATTACAAGAAGTTTCTTCTAATGGGACATTTACAATGTATGGTGTTGCAAGTATAAATACTACATTTTATTTTCAAGCTAGAGGAACAAGCGGAACAACCTTAACAATAGACAACGTATCTGTAAAAGAAGTCATAGACGAAACTAACACTCCTAGATTAGATTACTCAACGGGAGTAGAGGCATTTTTACTAGAACCGCAGAGTACGAATTTGATTGTTAATAGCGCAAGGGGGCAATACGGGAACCCTCCAGCTTCTGATATATTAACAACATCACCAGATGGAACAAATACAGCAGTAAGACCAGTTCCAAATTCTGTAGCAGACAGATATCAATATGATATACCAAGTGGGACTTACGCAACAAACACAGAACTTACGTATTCTTGGTATAGAAAAAGAATATCTACTCCCGTTATCGATACACAAATTGGTGATTTAATGCCTCAGGTTTTAGAAAATATTACTCAAGTAGGTTCAGCAACACAGACTCAAAGTAATGTAAATGGTTATGATAGATTTGAATCAGTTTTTAAGATAGTTGATGGTTCAGTAAATGCAATTTTAAGAATGTATTTTGGTAATATTATAGGTATAGGCAATTCAAGTGTAGCTTATTGGGGTCATCAATTAGAGTTGGGTTCTTATAGTACAAGCATAATACCAACTACAACAACAATAGCTACACGAAACCAAGAATTATGTGTAGATGCAACACCAGTTATTAATAGCGAAGAAGGAACATTGTATGCAGAGATAGCAGCTTTGGCTAATTATAATTTGCAAAGATGGATTTCATTGAGCGATGGTACTCAGAATAACACTATAAAAATTGGGGTTTTAAATAGTGCAACAGATTACAAGATTGCTGTTAACGTTAGGAGTGGTGGTGTTAACCAAGCGTTTATGACTAAGGATTTTGGAGCAGTAGCACCAGAATATGTAAAGGTAGCCGTTAAGTATAAAGAAAATGATTTTGATTTGTGGGTTAATGGTGTTGAAGTGGCAGCAGATACAAGTGGTTCTGCACCAATAGGTTTAAGTGAATTAGCTTTTGATAGAGGAGATGGTGGGCAAAACTTCTTCGGTAACACAAAAGGTTTAAAATATTATCCAAAAGCATTAGCAGACGTACAATTAGAAGATTTAACAACAATATAATTATGAATATATACAAAACAGTATTTGACACAGAGGTACAAGGTAAAGATGTTTTAATCTCTAAAGACGTTTGGCAAGAAGTAACAGAGGAAGGTGTTACATCTATGCAATACATCAACGGAACAAAGGCAGTTGTAAACATAGGTAAGGTTGTTGAAACACCTGGAACTTATGGCCCAGATGGTCATGAGATAACGCCCCCAATTTACTACCCAGGTTGGGCGTATGACATAATGAGTACAGACACCTTAGACTTTGGAAGCAATGAGGTATATCCAGGCGATGCATCTGCACATCAGTTTTATGGGTTTCCTAGAAACGCAGAAGTTCCGCCTCCTACTGTAGAGATAGACTTAAAATAAAATCACTAACTTTGTTTTTATGAAATCAAGTTTTACATATTTTTATTTTCAAAACAACTCTTGGTTAATAGACGTTAAAATGAATTACGAATACAAAGATGTTTAATAAAATGACCTTATCGGACTTGAAAATATATCTCCTAAACAGCGTTGCTTTAGTTGCTTCATTTAGTGAAATGGAGGAATTACTTAAAATAATATTATTAATAGGTTCTATAATATACACGGCACAAAGAATTTATCTCAACTACCAAGAAAATAAGAATAAACAATAATTATGAAAATTGTAATTATTCAAAGGTTCTCTAGTGACGAATGCGAGACGCTAGGGACGGCTACGCTTTTAGATGAAAACCTAAACCCAATATTTGCTGCCATGAGCTTAGAACGTGGTTGGCTAGATAACAAGCCAAACGAGTCCTGTGTTCCACAGGGTGAGTACAAGTGTGTGTTGGAATACTCTCCAAGGTTTAAAAAAGACTTGTGGGAGCTAAAGGATGTACCAAACAGGTCTGAGTGTAAGTTTCATGCAAGTAATTATTGGGATCAATTAAACGGATGCATTGCCTTGGGGTACACAGCAGAAAATATAGGAGAGGATTTTAGGTTAGATGTAACGAACAGCCGTGTTACTATGGATACATTTGAAAGGCTATTGAAGGACGAGAAAGAAATAAGCGTAATAATAGAGCAGGCATGAAAAAAATATTAGAGTTTTTTGGAACAAAGGTATTCAAGCAGGTGGGTGATGTGGTTGACAGTCTTTTTACAAGCGAGGAGGAAAGGCTTAACGCAAGGAGTAAGATATTTAAAGTACTGCAAGACGCTCAGTTAGAGCTTCAAAAAATGCAGACAGAAATAATTGTTGCAGAGGCAAAAGGGAATTGGCTACAGAGAAGTTGGAGGCCTATCCTTATGTTGTCGTTTGGGTTTATTATTATATACACAAAGTTTATATCACAGCTTTCTACATACCTAGTTACGCCAGAACTAGAACCAGAGTTTTGGAGCTTACTAGAAATAGGGATTGGTGGTTATGTAATAGGAAGGAGTGGCGAGAAAATAGTTGACAAGCTAGGGCCTCTATTTAATAAAGATAAAAAATAGTATCTTTGATACATTAAAACATTAGCTATGCCAAAGATTAGTACATACACAACAGTAACCCCACAGGGAGATGATAAAATAATTGTTACCCAAACTAGTGGGACTCCATCAGACGTAACCAAGAATGTTACTGTAGATGGTTTAAAAACTTTTGTAAACGCCAACGTTTCGGGAACTGTAAATACAATTCCTATATTCACAGGTGCTGGAACTTTAGGGGATAGCCAACTTTCTTTTGATGGTAACAATGCACTTGTAGTAGCGGGAAGTACTAAGTTTAGGGGTAATTGGATAGAAACAACAGGAGCGTTAGCACTTAACGGTACGCCTGGATTGAGTGGTCAAGTGGCAACTTCTAATGGATCGATTGCTGAATGGGTAACGCCACTGTTTACTGCTAACGCCTCTTCAGCGACTGGTATTGAATCAGCTACTAACACAGCAAGTGGAATTAATTCTACAGCAATTGGACAAAGCACAACAGCAAGTGGATATGATTCTACAGCAATGGGTAGTAACACAACAGCAAGTGGCTTTGGTTCTACAGCAATTGGGCAACATAATGTTCTTAATAGTGGTGATGCCGCAACTAGTTTTAATTTAACTAATACTGCTCTTTCTATTGGTAACGGAACATCTTCCGCAGCAAAGTCAGATGCATTCAGTGTTTTATTTAACGGTAACACAACCGCTGCAGGTAGCGTTACCGCTGCAGGTAGCGTTACCGCTGAATCTTTAAATATAGCGGCATTAAATACGGCTCCAGTATCTGCAACAGCTACAGGTACTATAGGGGAAATAAAATTCACAGCTGATCATATCTATGTATGTGTGGATGATAACACATGGAGAAGAGTAGCTATAGCAACGTTTTAATAACTAAAACATTACTATAATACTATATTCTTAGTCCTGTTATATTTTAAGGATTACCTCTGTTTATGCAGGGGTATTTTTTTTTGCCTATATTTGTTAAAAATTATAATCTAATTAAATGAATGATATTCGCAAGATAGCGGTAGGCCCTGATTACAAAGGAGGGGCTATGCACTACGTTGTCGGTCAGGAAATACTTGGAAATAGTCATTTTATCCATTTAATAAAAATGAATAAAAATCAATCAATAAGTATTTTTATAGAAAACAAAAAAAGAGAAATTTATCTTTGGAAACAATTTAACTCTTATATGCCTGTCTCTATCGAATACAATATATACTTTGAATGAAATCACCTTTTTACTTTATAGTCAAGCCAAAAAATAATAAAAGATATGATAGTACTAAGAAAATAGGAAACATAGATTTTATTACTAGTACATCTAAAGAAGACCATATTGCATCAAACAGATATGCAATAGTTGTAGAAACTCCAATAAACTACAAAGGGCCTATTAATATAGGTGATACTCTTTTAGTTCATCATAATGTTTTTAAATATTATAATGACATGAAAGGAAAAGAAAGAAGTGGTAAAAGTTTTTTTAAAGATAATTTATTCTTTATAGACAATGATCAATTTTTTTTATACAAACATAATGATGTATGGAATGCACATTCAAAATACTGTATGATTAAACCTATTCCTAAAAAAGACCACTATTTAAAAACACATGAGAATAATGAGCCGTTAGTTGGTTTAGTTAAATATCCAAATAAATACTTAATTAGTAAAGGTATTAATAAAGGTGATAAGGTTTCTTTTAAGCCTGAAAGTGAGTATGAGTTTAATATTGATGGAGAGAAATTATACAGGATGTTTGATCATCAAATAACTTTATCTTTATGAATGTAAATAAAATAAAATTAGACATTATTAAAGCAGGTGAAAAGGCTGTAAAGCAATTAATAAAAGTAGCTGAAGAAGAGATTATAAAATTTGGTAAAGACGATGAGCTTGCTGCTGATAAATTAAAAAATGCTGCAGCTACAAAAAAACTTTGTATTATGGATGCGTTTGATATCCTTACAAGAATAGAATTAGAAAAAAATTTAATAGAAGGAAACGATTCAACAAAAACCAAAAAATCAGTAGAAGGATTTGCAGAACGAAGATCAAAATAGCTTAATAAAGCAGTTAAAAGATTTTATTCCAAAAACAATTATAATCAGTAAAAACAAAGCGAAAGCTTGGGAGTACGGTTATAATGAAAAGTATGATTTTATAGTAATTTCAAAATCAGGCCAAATTCAAGATATAATTGAAATAGAGGGTTTGCGAATAGCACTTCCTAAACCTCCAAGTGAAATTTATTCTAGAAGTAAAACAAAATCTGAACAATATTGGGAGGCTTTTGATTATCCTAAAACACTACAAAAAATAAAATCTATATTTCAATGGCATGACGCACCATCATCATTTAAGAATGAATGGGTAGATTATATTGAGAAAGAATTTGATAGAAGGGACGAAGGTTTTTGGTTTTTAAACAATGGTATTGAGACTTATATTACAGGTTCACATTATATGTACATACAATGGACTAAAATAGATATAGGACTTCCTGATTACAGAGATGCTAATAGAGTTTTTTATTTACATTGGGAGGCTTGCAAAGCAGACAAAAGAAGTTTTGGGCAAGATTACTTAAAAATCAGACGTTCTGGATTTTCTTATATGGCTAGTGAAGAGTCGGCAAATATAGGTACAATTAGTAAAGACGCAAGACTTGGAATACTTTCTAAAACAGGGGCAGATGCTAAAAAAATGTTTACAGACAAGGTTGTTCCAATAGTTAATAATTATCCTTTCTTTTTTAAACCGGTACAAGATGGAATGGATAAACCTAAAACAGAATTAGCTTTTAGAGTTCCTGCATCTAAAATTACTAAAAAAAACATGTATGTAGAAGATGAGGATATTGTTGAGGGATTAGATACTTCTATTGACTGGAAAAATACAGGAGACAACAGTTATGATGGAGAAAAATTAAAGTTACTTATTCATGATGAATCTAAAAAATGGGAAAAGCCAAATAACATATTAAATAACTGGAGGGTTACTAAAACATGTTTACGTTTAGGTAGTAAGGTTATTGGAAAGTGTATGATGGGTTCTACTGCAAATGCATTAGAAAAAGGTGGTGGAAATGGTAAAAAATTATACTTTGATTCTAAGGTAGGTAAACGAAACCGTAACGGTCAAACTAAAAGTGGTTTGTATAGTTTATTTATTCCTATGGAATACAATATGGAAGGTTTTATTGACATACATGGAATGCCTGTTTTTAGAACACCTGAAAAACCTATTTTAGGAATTGATAGAGAGTTTATAAAGCAAGGTGCTATTGATTATTGGGAAGCTGAAGTTGATAGTTTAAAAAGTGATCCTGATGCGTTAAATGAATTTTACAGACAATTTCCTAGAACAGAGTCTCATGCGTTTAGAGATGAAAGCAAAGAGTCTTTGTTTAATCTTACTAAAATATATCAACAGATAGATTACAACGATTCTTTAATTAAAGACAGGTTTATAACTAAAGGTTCATTTTCATGGAAAGATGGAATAAAAGACACTAAAGTAATTTGGACTCCTAATAACAGAGGTCGTTTTGTAGTATCATGGACTCCAAATAAATTTTTACAGAATAATAAGCATACAAAAAACGGAATATTTTATCCTGGAAATGAACATATGGGTTCTTTTGGTTGTGACAGTTATGATATATCAGGTACTGTTGGTGGAGGAGCATCTAATGGTGCTTTGCATGGAATGACTAAATTTCATATGGATGAAGGCCCTACTAATGAGTTTTTCTTGGAATATGTTGCTAGACCACAGACAGCAGAGATATTTTTTGAGGAGGTTCTTATGGCTTGCGTCTTTTACGGTATGCCAATACTTATAGAGAATAATAAGCCAAGGTTATT